CAACAGATACTTGGTTAGATCCAACACATGGAATTGCAACATCCAACATCATTGGCAAGTTTGTCATGCCGTTGCTTGCTGGTGTTCCGTCAACTCCCTGTGAACCAATGCATACGGTTTCTTGTCCGTTGCTTAATCCATCTCCAGATAGCTGGCAGGCAAAAGTGGTTGCTCCATTGCTTGCGCTGTCTGTTGATATAGATGCGATAATGCCAACTATTTGGCTAGAACCTGCTGGCACCTGAATAGATGCTGTGGTTGATTGTCCGTATAAGCTATCTAAAGCTGTAAACGAGTCTGCTGCTGTAATTGCTCCTTCTCTTGTTCTGTAGAATGCCATGTTTATTCCTTATGCCTTTATGCGGATTGGGCCAAGTTTGGCCAAGGTTCCGCTAGCAAAACCTTTTGTTAGTGCTTTTGCAACAAATGCACCTGCTAAAGTAGCAGTAATTTTTTGCTTGTTGCTCATTACATTACTTTGTAACGTCTTTAATCCTGCGCTTACGTCACCTTTCAACATCTGTTGAACGGCTTGATCTGCGCCAGTTGACTGTGCTAAACTTAGTGCAGTTCCTGCTTCTATAGCAGAAACGTTAAAACTTTTCTTTGCCCTACGTCTTGGGGCTTTACGTCTTGGTGCCATGCCTACCCAGTTATGGGTAGCTACTTAAGATTGAAATATCTTGCGTGCATGTAATAAAGCGTTATCTACAGCGCCACAATCTACGCAATACGGTTTATCATCAATTAACTCTCTTTCTGTTTCTTTACTGCACGACGTGCACCAAAACTTTGTGTTAGCTTTTGCTTCTATTGACTTGCGCTTTTCATTTATTAACCCATCTACAACAGCCGACATTTTTTTGCCTTGTTTTATACAATATTCATCAAGCCAAGCTAATGTTGATATGCTAAGTGTAAATGTTTTTGGCGTTTTAGTTACTCCTATTTTAGGCATTTATTGACCTCCATTTTTGTTCTAATACAGATAAACAGTGCTTACAATAACCGCGTATCTGATGATCGTATCTTATGTATCCGTCGCATCGTTTACAAATCATAAATCTATCTCCAAAGGAAATGCGATCTCCCTAAGTCTTTGTAATATCTTACCTTTTATTTTCTCCTCTTTGAGAAGTGCTGACAATGCAATAACCTCGTTAAGGTCCTGCAACTGTTTGACTAATTCATGTGTAATCAAAGGTCTCACCATACCTACACTGACAAGGCCACTATATATAATTAATAATTACATTATTTTATAATTAAACAATACACACTGCAAACAAAAAAAACAAAAAAGAAGCCGATATACTAATTATAAAATAATAATGTTATTTTATTTATGTAAAAAATCCTTAATTTTCTTAGGAATTTGGCTTTCTAACCCCTTGTTTTCGCCTGTTTCCCCCCCATTTACGGCTTTAGAAATGCTTTCGTTGGCCAATAGACCCCCTAAATTTGCCTTATTGGCCGTGTATTCTAAAAGCATACTACCCCAGTCACCATCCTTTACCGCTTTTCGTAAATTGTTCATAGGATCTAGATTTTTAGCTTTCTTAGTCATTGCACCTACAGAACCAAAAAAAGAATCTTGGAATTGCTGTAGTTTATCATGCATTCTATCTTCTATTTCGTTGACTACTGCTTGTAATGCTTCAACCAATACATCATCGCTATCTTCAGATCTAACATACTCAACCCATTTATCCCTACTAAGTTGCGCAATATATTGCGATAAAAACCAGTAAAAGATTGTCCAAATAGTTGCATAAAGCAACAATACATATGTATCAATGACCAAATTATACTTCGTCCCATTGTGTAGCAGGTATGCTGTTAGGTCGTTCGCATCCTCGCTTTTTCATTTGTTTAATTATGTTCTTTTGCGCTAACGCGGCCGCAACAGTTCCAAATGGGCCCTCTGCTTTGCCTTGCGCTATATTTTCTAACGTGCCTACATAATCAGTTTCCCAACGCTTGCATATAGGTATAGGTCCTGCACCGCTTGGTAAATATTCTGGCGTAAGAGGCTGTTGTTCTCCTGCTAACGCACCTAAGCCATCCAATATTGTATCACTTACAAAATCGCCTGCCCCCGTTACAATATCTTTTGGCGTTGGTAGATCTAAATCTTTTAGGTATGCAAAAGTTGTAGCAATAGCCACGCCTGCTACGCCTACAAATGCCAATGTCGGTATAGCTACTCTAATTGCAGTTTGTATTGTATTTTCGTCACGCTGTGCTTTTAGTAATTTATCTAATGCTCTCTCTTGCGCTTTTGTTACTTTTGTAATCTCAACACCACGAGGAATTGCAACAATAGCCATTTCACATTACTCCCGTTTCTTTTGCCGTAAGATATGCAAGCAAAAGTCTAACAAGTAATTGCTCCACTGTTCTGCTGTCATTAAGCCACTTTGGGAACTCGACATTGTATATTGTTGTGGCCATTAGTTTAGACCCTTTGGTCTCCTGTAATATCTTTCTGCCACTTGATCTGGTCTAATTGTAACAGGTGCACGCGGTCCAACTAAATTTAACGGCCCGCCACCTAGTGTAGCCGCAGTACCTGGAGTTACCTTTTTTGCAGGTTTTGTAGGAGGAGTTGGCGCAACTGCTTGTGGTGTAGACCTTTTCGACGGTTCAAGCAATTGCACCGCTAAGAGTAATTCAAGTATCATTATTTACTTATTGCTTTTAGTTTTGTCATAAACTTGCGGTTTAGATCTAATAAATCCTTAGGTGACATAGTTACATGTGACCTAGGATTGCTTAGTTTATCATCTAATAATTGCTTAGTGCTGTTTACTAATCCTTTTAGTTTACGCTTAACTGCTGTTTTTGTCATTGCTTTTGCCATTATACTATCCTCATAAATCCAAATTCTATAGTAGAAGTTCCGCCGCTGTTGTTAGTAACTCTAAATTGCATATTTTTTTGGTCTGCTAACAAATTATCTACGCTTAATATATTCCACACGTCTGCTGTTAATGTTTCTACATTATCAACTAGCAAGTTGCCTATGGTATTTCCTATTTGATCGTATGTGCCCCTTAACGGCGCGGCCGCATCAACAGGTTGTAAATTAGCAAAAGTTTCTGTATCGGGCCCCATCACGGCTTCTATCTTACAATTGCCACCATTGGTAGGCTTTAATCCTATAAACACTTTAGTAAATCCTGTCATATTAATACTAGGGAAATTGTTTGTTTCTGGAAATAATACTTCCCCACCATTGGCAATACCTTCGGCTTTTGTTATTCCAATAAATACTTCATCATCTGCCTTTATACCTTGCCAATTTCCTTTTTCATCAATTACGCCTGTGTTAATTGTAGGCTGGCAAGTTTGCGGAACCTCTATTGTTCCGTTAACTGTTGCGGACTGAACGCCTGCTTCCCTAGTTAATGACCAGGGGGCGTATCCTGTGCGCTTGCTATAGTCAGGCATGTTATGCCTCTAAGCAAATACTAGTGTAACAGATGCTTGTGCGCTTCCGACGTCGGTGTCCATTGCTACTGCAACAGATACTTGGTTAGATCCAACACATGGAATTGCAACATCCAACATCATTGGCAAGTTTGTCATGCCGTTGCTTGCTGGTGTTCCGTCAACTCCCTGTGAACCAATGCATACGGTTTCTTGTCCGTTGCTTAATCCATCTC